GGAGGACACACGTTAATCAAAGAACAACTCTACATTGGACTTGGAGGAGGATATTATAAAGGCTTCATGGGAGAATTAAGGATTGGTATATTTTTCAACAGAAATGCAAAAAAGTAACGAACATCAGGATCCAATAAGATTTCCTAAATTGATGGAACCCATTGAACAGGAAATGATAAATCTTCATAAAAAGACAATGAAGACATTGGTTGTTGTTATAACAAAGAAATTAGTAAAACAGAAGAAGTAATGTTCTCACCTACTGAAATAAGAGAGATACTTGACACTATTCACCATCATTATACATTGATGATAGGTACGTCGTTGGGAACAGAAGTTTTGACTGATGAGTATAAATTTCTATTACAGGGTTATGGGGTGAATATTGAAGCATTAGAACTTGAATACCCACCTTACATGAGAATGTTTTTACTTGGTCGTTTAACATCTATTTTAAAAGATAATCAGGTAAAGCAACTAACACAGCAAGATTTTAAAAAGTATATTGATAGGGGTCAATTCATACCATTGTCACAAAGAGAACGTACTGAATATAACATAAGCCGTGAGATGACGTATGGACATCTGAGGGGGTTGGCTAATAAGGTTGTTGATAATACAAGAAATAAGATACTTGAGCAAAATAAGATGCAGTTGATTCAGACAACTATTTCTGAAGGAGTAAAAGATCGTAAGAGTATACAATCAATAGTAAGTGATTTAGGACATAGGACAGGTGAATGGGATAGAGACTGGAAGAGAATTGTTGTAACAGAGATGAATAATATCTTTCAACAGGGAAGAGCCTCAATGATGCAGAGTAAGTATGGTGAGGAGTGTCTGTGCTGGAAAAACGTTTTTCCTCTTGCCTGTAGGCACTGCATCAAACTTTATTTAACACATGGTATTGGGTCAGCACCTCGTATCTTTAAGTTATCGGATTTGATTGCAAATGGTAACAATATTGGGAAGAAAGTAGATGGGTGGTTACCGGTTTTAGGTAGCGTACATCCGCACTGTAGGTGCCAAATCAACACCTACTTTAGAGGTCAACAGTGGAATGAATCAACTAATCAGTTTGAATACACAGGTGAAAGAGAACGTAAAGTGATACGTACGAGTAAAATTAGAGTAGTGGTTGGAGATAAAACTTTCTTTGTTTAATTTTGTTTTGTTCATTAATTTTATAGTTTAGAGACTTTCAATGATGGATTTAATAAACAGAGTAACTAATATGTTTAGAGGGACACAGTCCAAGTTGGATCGTGTTTCTGTTATTGAATCTGAACTAAGAGAGATACAGATCACTAAAGATCTTTTGGCTGATCAATATCAAGACATTCAGAAGGCTTTAAATGATGATGAATTCTCATGTAGAAACGATTTAAAGTTCTCCAATGAGGAATATATCAAGACTCTATCGAAACTTAAGTACAACGAAGAGAAACTAGGTAGAGAACTAGAATCTTTGAAAAGTAATCATAAGGTTGAAAAGAGTTTACATGATAATGAGATAGAGAAGGCAATTGATATCGTAAAATCACTGTATCGTTCAGGTAAATTATCACTTGATCAGTATAATAAAGTGGCTGCAGTAAAAGATGAAGAAGGTAGAGTAATGTATTCAGATATCATTGTACTTAATGAAAATGCTGAAATTCTATTGACAAAGAGAAGTATTTGGGAAGACGATCATAGAGGTGCCTGGGTGATACCTGGTGGACATGTTGACAAGGGTGAGACGTTTGAGGAGTCAGCAAGAAAAGAATTGAGAGAAGAGACAGGGATAAGTATTGACAGGTTGGAACAAGAGAATAAGAACTTCACTTGGACTCATGTTGGCACTTATCAAGATGGAGATGTTCATATTCAGTATTACTATCTACAGTTGGTAAATCAGAGTGATATCGAAATACTATTGGATGAAAAAGAAACAAGAGATTATCAGTGGGTACCAAAAGAGGAGATTTCAAACTTCCCAATGATATTTAGTATGCAGTCCAATGTTATGAAGTTTATGGGATGGAATGAGTACCCACAGGTAAAGATCATACGTAAGGCTGTTGAACAGGGGCTAATACCTATTGAGAAAGTAAGTGAGATAACAAAATCAATACATAAGTATATTCGTAAGGAGTATGACAAGAGTGCAAAACCTGTTTATATTTATGAAGAGAAAAGTGATAAAGTAAAGAAAGAACTTTTATCACTGGTAAAGAATTTAGACAAGAATCTACCTATTATATTGAAAGTTCTTGTCTCACCAGATGTATCATCTATGGTTTTACATAGTATCACAGTAGATGATGCTGCAGCTGGTAAAGGGATTGGTGGTCAAGTTATAAGAAAGTTGACTGATTTTGCAGATGAACATGATATGAATATGTTCTTAACCTGTGCTGATATACCAAAAGGACAACATGAGTTTCTACATGATTACTATAGTAGATTTGGTTTTGTAGATAATATTGAAGGTAAAGTGTTCGATGTGAAAGACAAGAAACCTTATGAAATGATAAGGGTGCCAAAAAAAGAAACAGTTGGGAATATAGAACCAAAGAGTGAATTCATTAATTTTAACTTTGAAAAGATACAAGATCATGCAAGAAGAATTATTGGTGGAGAAATCGTCCTTGAACGACTATCACCAGAAGAGGAACAAGGTCGCATTAGAGGAGGTAGAAGAAATGTTGAAGCATCCCTGCTCCTCGGAGCAAATGCAATTGGAGATTCAACAGCGCCTGAACTCATCGACGGACTAATTACAGAACAAGAAAATCTATTGAGAGAGTATGCTAAGGCTGATAACTCTTATGTAGATTATGATACTATTGATAAGAATTGGGAGAAAAGGGGTGGTGGGTCAGAGGCTACTATCTATTTTGATGATGTAGAACATGTTAAGAAGGTTATTGACTATCGATTGTTTAGTATTCAACCATTAGATTTTTTAGACAATAGAATCTCATTACATAACACACTCTTCCCTGACACTTATTATGAACTTACTGGGTTCACAGATGTGCCTGGTAAAGGTCTCTCTTTTATTGTTAGACAAACATATATTGATGAAGCCCAGAACACACCTATAGAGAGAATAGTGGATGAGATGGGAAAGATGGGATTTACTGATATTGGTGGGAATATGTATCTTAATGATAATTATTTGATAGAAGATCTACATAGTAAGAATGTACTCACCAATCAGAATGGGAATTTATTTTTTATTGACACTGTTGTTGAACTTAATTTAACAGGTGAAGGTTACGGTGGTCGTCGTAAACTAGGGAAGATTGATGTTGATATTCAGAAGTCACTTGAAGAACGATATCTGATAGGTGAAATCAATGAAGAAGAGTATGATATTGAGAAGGCGAAGAAAGAGATTAGTAAGTTGAAGAAGATTAAGAAATTTGTTTTTAGAGATGGAAAGTATTTTTTACAAACATTTTACACCAAGACTGGTGAAAGAGAGGAAGATGAAGTACAAGAAAGATATGGGATAGATGATACAATATCAAAAGTTGAAGTTGGTAAGAGTTATCGTGTGATAACAAGTAGAAAGAATACAGTTGGACAACTAGTTGATATAGTGTATGATAAGATTTCAGACTCTTACTATCTTCTTTTATGTGACGATGAAGGTAAAATAGTTTGGTGTAAATTTGGTGCAATTAGAGAAATTGAAGAAAGTGATGAAACACCTCCAATTATCAAACCAGAAGAGTCTATAGACTTCCCTGACACTTATGATACTTCTCTATTCTCAGTTGAAAGAAGTTTAGGTGGTTCTTCTGATGTTAAGTTAATAAGATTTAAGGGTAAATTGTTTGCCGCTAAAAAAGAGAGAAATATGGGGACAGGTGCAGCACAACTAGAGGAAGAGAAGCTGACAGATAATATATATCGATTAATGGGATTTAAAGTCCCAAGATCTAAACTAATAAAAGATAAGAGTGGAAAATTGTATAAAGTATCAGAGTATATAATAGGTAAAGAGTTGTCTGGTATCAATGTAATGACAAAAGAGTCTGTTAGAGCAGAAATTAGAAAGGGTTTCGTTCTAGACTGTTTACTGGCCAATTGGGATGTTATAGGTGCAAGTGGTGATAATATTCTTGTTGTTAATGATGAAAGTAAGAGTGTCTATAGAATAGATAATGGTTCTGGATTAAGATATAGAGCAAAGGGTTCCGAGAAAGGGTCAGCATTCACAGATGATGTGTTGGAACTTGAAACAATGTTAGATAAAACTAAGAACCCAGTAACAGCTGATATCTATAAAGGAATAACACCTTCAGACATACAACAACAGATTAATAATATTCTTAAGAATAAGAAAAAGATAATAGAAGAGTGTGCAGTATTTTCTACTGACTTAGTATTTTTGAAGACAGTTAAAAATAGAATAGATTATTTAGTAACTAAGATTGGGAAAGAAGTAGTTCCACCTAAAAAAACTACTGTAAAGAGTCCACCAGTACGTAAATTGAAAGAGGGTATGATCTCTTTTGTTACTCAAGACTATTTTGATAAAGGGTGGGATGATATGATACTTGAAGGTAATGAAGGAATAAAGAAAGGGATTAAAGATCAAATACTTAGAGTAGAACAGTATAATGAGTCTCAATATAAATTTGAAGCTGATAACTTGGGGATGACTGTTGAGGAGTATAAAACTGAAATGCAGTCTTGTGTGGAGAGACTAGTACAGAAATCACATTTTTTTAGAGCAACACACTGTCAATCAGGTAGTAAAGATGTGTTAGATTTAGTATTTAATGAAAGTGGTCGATTTATGAGTCAATTTGAGGTTGGTAAGAGTGATGGTAGTTATGATCCAAGTTATCGGTCACTAGTAGAGAGTAAGTATTTTGCATTTGAAAATTTGCCAAAAAAGAATAAAGAGAAGAGGCCTATTTATGGTTATTTTACTAGTAGTCCCAATGGTGTGATAAATAGTGAAGGAACTATTCCACCTCCAAATTATGTTTCACAGTATGGAGATGTAATGATCAAGATAAAGAAAGACTCTGCAATGCGTAAAGCTACAGTTTCTTTCACAGATTCACTTGGACATATGGAATCATTGGCTTGTACTCCTGCTGTTAAACCACATTTTACTTCACTCCCTCTTAGGTTAAACTTACATAGGTTAAGAGAAGTGATGGGTAGACCAGATGGTGTATGTTTTCATAGTACTTATGTAGAAACACAGTATCACAATCAGTTGACTATAGATGATGTAGAATCTGTACAGGTTTCTGTTAAACTATATACTGGGAGTGATAAATATGGCGAGAGTGGTGGGTATAAAAAAATAACTAAGATAATCGATAATGTTCATCGATTTGCAGCTAAACATGGCCGGTCAGATATAAAAATTAATCTATTTTAAAGACTCTGATTATGATTGATATTAATGATTTAATCCCGAAATATCAGTTTGGTGACAGTATTGCACTCTTGGTGTTAAAAGAAGACTTTGAATCAACTAACCCTATTTGTGTACAGGTTGATCTTGATAATCTAGTATTTGATGTTATACAACCTATTGGACACTATTTAAAGTTTGGTACATTTACATCTACTGACTTACCATCTGATGAATTTAAGTATCAGGATAAGATTAATAGAAAATTTACAAACGATAGTATTCTTAAAATGCTTATGGAGTTTACTAATACTAGATTCCCTGATACAATAAACAAGAGTATAGAATCAGACAATATATTAATTGAAGGAGGGTACAAACAATGGCTCTAATTGAAAGTAAAATCGAGGGACTATTACAGTATAGAATAGTTCAGGAGGAACAGAGTAGTAGACTCTATAAATCTATGTCAGTCTGGTTAGAGTTCAATGGGTACTTAGGTGCATCTAAGTTATATCAGAAGTACTCAGATGAAGAACTGAAACATGCTGATTGGACTTATAAGTATTTGATGGCTCTTAATATAAAGCCTGTAGTACCTTCACAACAACTCCCTCAGGGTGATTTTAAGGGACTATCTCAAATTATAGCACTGAGTTATCAGCATGAAGTTGATATCACTGAACAGTGTAAAGAACTAACTAGATTGGCACAGGTAGAAAGTGATTTTTTAACACATCAATTAGGGTTGAAGTATATCACTGAACAAGTGGAGGAGTTGGGAAAGATACAAACATTGTTGGATATGTTGGAGTCTTTTGGAACAGACAAGATTGCATTACGGTTACTTGACGAGAGAATGGGAGAAATGTAAAATGAATAGAGATTTTAATTTTTTTATCCCGCTTGATGAAGAGTTGATAGAAAAGGCCGCTAAGTTGCCACTATCACAACGTTATGATAATATGATACTTGAAGGTATGGCTTCTGATAATTCAGAAGATATTGAAGGTGAAGTATTAGAACCAACAGGGTATGTTACTGATGTTTTTTTAAAATCAGGTTTGATCAACTATGAGCACTTAGCAAAACGTAGTCCTAAATTTATCATTGGGAATCCCATTGAGGCTAAGGTGAAGGGAAATCAATTTCATATTAAGGCAAAATTGTGGAAGAGTAGTGAAGTTGCAAGAGAAGCATGGGATAAGATCATTGAGATGAAAGAATCAGGGTCTGGTAGAATGGCGGGTTGGAGTATTGAAGGGAAAGCATTAGAAAGAAACCCGATGAACCCAAAACATATTACAAAAGCATTAATTACTCATACAGCTTTAACTTTTGCTCCGGTGAATGGGAATTCATGGGCCGATATAGTTAAGGGTATACAGAAAGAAGACTTCATCGACCCTATTTATGATCAGGATACTGACGATAAAGAATTTATCTTTGAATTCGATCAGAAAGGTAAAAAATTCCGGGTTGGGAAGGACTTTAGAGTGTACGAAGTGATAACAAAGGCAATGGATACTGCAGCAGTTAAGCCACTCACACCTGAATCACTGGATAAGAAGGTAAAGAATATCGCATTACTCGATATTAAGAAGGCCCTTGATAATGTGTTGGGTAATAAACATTTAAAGAGTTTTCGTGGAGATCTACTACCAAGAATTAAAAAAAATATTGTTGGAGATTAAAATAAATTTTTTTTTGTTAGGATTCCTTTATAATTTTATAACTTGATAGTTTAAATTTTGTTTCAGAAACAGACAAACAGATGGAAAATCAAAATAATATGTCACCAGAAGAGATTGATGAACTGAAAAAGTCTCTTACTACTCTTGGTCTTGAACAGACTGAGATTGACGGGTATATTGAAAAGGCTATGAATAAGTCCAAAGAATATGAACCTGAAGGTACAGTTGAAGAAAAAGCCAAAGAGACTGGTGAAGAAAATAAAGAGAGTGTAAAAGAAGAGAAACCTGAAGAAAAGATTGAAAAAAGTGAGATGGGAGAAGAGGGCTTAGAAAAAGCCTGTGGTGACTTGAAAATGAAGAAAGCCGAAATTGAAAAGGCTATTTCTGATCTCGAAGAAAAAATGGGAAAGAAAAAAGAACCCGAAGAAATTAAGAAATCAATTGATACTGATATCGAGAAATCGTTTGGTGAGAAGTTCAATGATATCGAAAAGTCATTCGGTGAACGTTTTAACGATATTGAAAAAGCACTGACATCTTTATTAAGTGAAGAGATTGGTGGGATAAAAGATATTGTTAAGGGGCTTCAGGATGAAGTAAAGAAAATTGGTGACACTCCACTGGGAACAAAATCAGTATTCACATCAGCTAATTTCTTTGAAAAAGGAACAGTTGATGATCTCTCTAATGAGGAATCAAAGGAGTTGTCCATTACCAAAGACAGAGACGATCTGTTGAAGGGTATGCAGGACATGTTAAATAAAGAAAAGGATAATGATGTTCGTCAGATGTTATCTGATGGCATTAGTGATTATACCGTCAATACTGTACCAACTTCACACGGGATCAGAGCCTTGGCTTACTTATCACGGAAAAAGAATATAACCTTAGGACAGTAGTATTTCGTTAGTATTTTAAATTCAAAACAGATGTTTGACATCCATGAACAATTAGGAAAGAACGCTGAGAATTTCTCCGATGAGGATATTATCAAAGCGATCATTGCAGGAAGCCAAACTGGACGTGATCTAACGGATACCCTGTCCAGTGGACCTTCTCTGAAGCCGGAATCTCTTGACCCCGTGGTTAAGGTACTGGAAAACAAAGAAAACCACATCGTATTGTGGAAAATGATCCCCAAAAAGTCGGTATACAATACCGTATACGAGTACAACCAGTTAACCAGTTATGGTGCTGACGTTGGTATTTTCATGAATGAGGGTGAAAGTCCTGAACAGACTGACTCCGTCTATAAACGTAAGGCTGCATTGGTAAAATATGCAGGCATCCAGGGTGAACTTACTCAACAGGCTATGTTGGTTCGTCAGGCCGATGGTAAAGACCCTTACACACGTGAAGTTGAGAACAAGACATTGAAACTTCTGACTCAAATTGATCAAAAATTATCTTCTGCAAACACCACTTTAGTTACTCAGGAATTCAATGGGATTCTGAAACAACATTATGATGGGGTGTTAGACATTTATGGGACTACCGGATTGGATCTTTACATGAACGATATAGTGAACATTGATACCCGTGGTAAAGCATTAAAAGACAGTAATGTTGAAGATGCAGTACAGGCTGTTATTAATGATCGTTTTGGTGAAGCTTCGGTTATTGTTAGTAACCCTGTTGTTTTCAATGACTATGTAAAACGCTTCCACGAATCGAAACGCGTTATGGTCAACAACCCAACAGCAGCTACAGAAGGGGCTACAATGGGTCAGAAAGTTAACGATATCATGACCCAATTTGGGAAGATTGGTGTTGTTAACGATATTTTCTTTGATCGTAGGACACCGAAACTGTATAATGCTGCTGCTACAAGTTCAAAAGCACCTGCAATTCCAACGTGTGTGAATAACACATCATTGACGATTGTTGCCGCTGGAACTGATACTGCAACTAAATTTGCTGATGGTGCCGGTTCATATTTCTATGGTGTTACTGCAAGTAACCAATATGGTGAATCAGCAATGTTACCACTAAACACTACCATTAAGGCTATTGGGGCAACAGAATCGCTTGATATTCTCTTTACAGCCGGAGCTGGAACCTATGCCGCTACTAAATTTACCGTATATCGTACCATTAAGAATACAGCTGTTTATACAACTGCTAAGTACTATCCTATTATCGAAGTTGCTACTGCAACGTTGGCTGCTTCTGGATATGATGGTGGTGCTGCTACTTATGTACGTGATCGTAATAGGACTATCGCCAATACTCACGCTGCACTGGTATTTGATCCTACTGTTGAAATGTGGGAGTATATCCAGTTAGCTGCTACGATGAAGATCGACTTTGCAATCACTACTCTTGCACGCAGATTCGCAGTAGTAAACTACGGAACACCAGTCCTTTATATGCCTGGTAAAATGAGCGTTATCCACAATATTGGTAACGATATTACCGCTTAAAGTTGAACATTGAGTTAGGTTAGTGAGGGAGGGGTAATAAACTCCTCCCTTATTTTTTAAAATGTAAAAATTTTGTTATGGGAAAGATAAAGATTCAATCAGCATTACCTTCTAATTTTGGACATGATGTTGATTTTGGTGGGTTAATCCTACATTTTGATAGACTTGGTTTTACTGAAGTAGATTCCAAAGACATTGCTGAACATTTAGTTCAGAACTATAAGGGATGGTTGTTTATTGATGAGAAGCCAAAAGCTGAAGCAAAGACAAACACTTCTACCGGGGATATTACCGAGTTTCAGAAGGAGATAGAAAGACTCAAAGAAAAGATTAGAGATCGTGAAGCAACGATTAAGGCTGTTGAAGCAGAATGTAAAGAGTGGAAAAGTCAGTTGGATAAACATATTCCTAAGTTTGAAAAAACGATTACCGATCTGAAAGGGATGTTAGTACAGAAGGAAAAAGATGTTAAAGAACTTGAATTGAAAGTACAGTTGGCTAAGAAGTCAGTAAAAGAGTTGACAGAAATTTGCTTATCATTAGAAATACCTGAAGAACGTTACAAGGGTAAAACAAAAGATGATTTGATCATTATTATACTTGACGAGAGTCGGAATAAATAAAAATGTCATGCCTACTATAACATACGAAACTAAGTACCGTAAGAATGATGGGCTGGTTATATCCCCTGAGGAACTGACCAGCCTTTATTTTTATGGCATAAGTACGAGGGCTAAGGATGGTTCAGAGATATCCAACGATACTCTTCGTATGTATATAATGGCAGCACAGCAAGAAATTGAAAAGTATCTTGAGATAAGGTTTAATAAACAATTTGTTGAACACACTCAGACTTACTTTAAAGATGATTATTGGGGTGGTTTTCCCATATTACCCACTAAATTGCCAGTTACTAAAGCCTTATCTTTTATTGGATTTTTAAATGGTGTAGAACAGATTAAGTACCCTTTGGATTGGTTGAATATAAAGACTGATTCCGAAGGTCATTATTATAAGAAGATACACCTTATACCTACTGGTTCCACAACATCAAGAGCTAACGCTGATATTATTTTAACAGGTATTACGGCATACCTTGGGTTGACAAGTTATGGTCAGGTTCCTAATTATTTTCATATACAATACATAACAGGGTTTGATTATGATCAGGTACCTATGGATCTTATAAATGTAGTTGGTAAATTTGCCGCTATTGGCGTATTTGCAATACTAGGGGATATTATCTTGGGTGCACCTGGAATAACTGGTATGTCATTGGGTATGGATGGTTTATCTCAGTCTATTAATACTATGATGTCACCAAGTGGTGGTGGGTATGCATCTAGGTGCAAACAGTATGCAGCAGAAATTGATGTTACTTTAAAGAGATTACGACTGTTCTACAAATCATTTAATATATCATCACTGTAATGTCTACAAGAACCCAGACTCCTCCAAGTGTTTTGAATTATCCTAAGGTGGATATATTCAACCGTGGGGACTTTGATGCTAGTTTATGGGAAAATGGGTATGATATTATTCTAGAAGAAGCTGTAGTATGCCCATGTAAAGGGTTGAGTTCAGATAGTAGATCAACATGTGAGAACTGTTTAGGTACTGGTTGGGTATTTATCAACCCTATTAAAACTCGTGCATTCATAACATCTATAAATCGTACAACAAAGTTTAAAGACTGGTCACCTGAATTTATTGGGACAATGGCTGTGACATTACTTAATGCAAATCGCATTGGGTTTATGGACAAGATTACTTTGGGTAAAAATTATGGGTTGATGAGTGAAGTGTTAACAGCAAGAACGAGTACTGTGACATCACCAACTTATGGTAAGTTTGTATTTGGTACCTACAGAATGACAGAGGTAAGAAGTGTGTTTGTGTTTAATGGTGATACGAATAGTTTGATTAAGTTGGCCGCAGCTGATTATCATATCAATGATGATAATAGTTATGTTTTAGATATTAAGACCACAAATTTACCTGTTGATTTTAATGGTAAGATAAGTGTGTCATATAGACATAATGTTACGTATAATGTAATCGATTTACCACACGATTTTCGGCTGACTAAGGAATATTCAGTGAACGGAAAACGTAAAGACTATGAAATGCCAGTACAGGCCATAGCGAGAAAGAGTCAATATGAACTGGGAAAAGCCTCAAACTATGCAGGCAATAATATTTCGGATAATAGTTATCTCTAATAGTTATGAAAGATATAGATTTCAATCTAAAGACAAATGAATACCCTATTGGGATCAGGTTAATGAAGAGTTAAGATCAATTGATGAGAATTTTAAAGAGATTCTGAGTCTTGATGTCGTAAACCCTGTATCCACTATTCTTATTAAGTCACCAGGTAATACAGCAGAAACGGCAGAAAATGGTGACTGGAAGTTCTATATTGACGATAATAGTAATTTGATTACTGCAAAGATGAAGGCAGGTGCTTGGGAAATTACGGATACAAACACATTTTAATTTTTATAACTATGAAAAAGATATTTTTATTATCATTATTCAGCCTATTTTCTATAGTAATTTTAGGCCAAAGGGTTATCCATGATGATTTACAAGTTACTGGTAGTGCAGTAGTATCTGGTACATTATCAACAACAACTATCACTTCTACTGGGATAACTGTAGAAGGTACAGCAACAGTAACCACAGTAAGTATTACAGGGGGAACGATAACAGGAACAGCTGCTATGCGTGGTAATGCATCATTTACTACAAGTGCTACAAGGGTGGCTGTGTATATTCCAGGTACTACATCAAATGATTATTTTATGATACAGCCTGTTGCTGGAACAGCATCTACAAGACCTGTTGCTGATGATTTTTGTACATCATTCCCTAAGGCAGACTCATTAGTTGTGCAGAGGGCCGTCGGTACAACATCTGGGTTATCATTTGACTGGATACGTATAAAGTAGGGATAGTTAAATGTTATTTTGTATTATTATTTTATAAAAACCACCATGGACTTCAGAAATAAGATAAGAGAACAACAGTTACTTGATAAGTTGAATATTGAAAGAAAATTCACCCCTGAACAGTTACCTTTTAAAGAAGAAGATAATGTCTTTAAAGCCTTTGAAACTATTGAAAAATCTGATATGAGTCCAACAGGTGCTGTAAGTGCAATGGCACCACCTAAGGGTAATATTGAAAAAGCACTGGATACTATTGATAGTTTGTTAGGTGAAGAGGTGACGAACGATATTATTGAAAAAGGTAAGAGGGCTACATTAGGTGAAACAAGAAAGTGGAGTGATGGTAATACATATCGTAGAACTAGTATGGGATGGGAGTTAGTAAAACACGGTGGGCCATCATATGAGGAGTTAGATTCAGCACCAAGTGAAAGTGTAGCTGGTAAGAAGAAAGAAGACTTTGAAGTAGATCAAAAGATTTCTAAGTATGAAGAACAGTATAAGAGTCTTGAAAAAGAGATAGGTAATCTATACGACCAAAGAGACAGTGAAACTACTGAAGTATATTCAGAACTAAACTCTAAATTAAAAGAGAACAGTAAATTATACCCTAAGATCTCTGATTATATTACTACAGGTGACCAAGAAGGGTATAATAAAGCATATAAAGAATGGGAAGTCGATCAATCATCTATATATAGTGAACATAATAAGAAGATAGCTGAGATACATTCTAAGTTTGATAGTAAGATTAAGGGACTGAATGAAAAGAAGTCAGATATATTTAAAGAAGCTTTTTCTAAGAAAGAGAGTAAAGTGGAGAATGATAAAAAAGAAGAGAAAGACTATATTCTTGCTCGAGATCTAAAGGTAGGACAAAAGTACACTTGGTTTATGGGTGCTGAACCTATTGAATGTACTTATGTTGGCCTAGGCAAAAAAGACTTCACATATGAATTTAATTTAGAGGGAAGTACTCATCAACTGTCTATGAAAGACGTGAAAGACTATATTAAACCACTTAGTTATATGAACGACTAGATGCTAGATCTAAAAATTGATTTATCGGACACAGTATCTGAATTTCATCTTGAAAAACAAGAGGCTGATGGTTTGTCTGATTTCATTTTAGACAGGGTTGTGTATGAATATATGTCTAAGTGGGAGAATTTAATCAATGTTGGGTTACATGGCACAAGAGACGAGTACAAACGAGGAATGTACACTGAAAGACCAGATCAACATTCAGCAATAATTGGGTTGACATCAAGAGAGAGTAAGTTGGCTATGATGATTGAAGCTGGAGCCAATTCCTGGGATGAAAAGTTAGGATTCGAAGGCAGTGACAAGAAACACATTAAAGCTGATGGTGTTGGTTGGTACCTCACTATTCCCTTCAGGCACGGTACATCAGAGGCTATTATGGAGATGGAGTCACCTGGTTCAGGAGTATCAATAATTGATCTTATGAAGTCAGGACAGACTATAGGTGCAGGTCAGTTACCTGAACAGTTTGCAGAAATACAGACACACCAAATGACTATGAATACAGGGTCTGTCATCACCTACAAACATAAAGCACCTATTTATGAGGGAATGCATCGTAGAGATATAAGTTCAACTATTAATGAAAAACGTGGTGGGTACTTTACATTCCGTAGAGTGTCAGATAAGTCAGATGAACAGTCATGGATTCATCCAGGATTCGTTGCACATAATTTTATGGATAAGGCATTACAAGCCACTCAGATAGACAAGGTTGTTGATAGTGCAGTGCAGGATTGGTTAGATACAAAATTCGGGTGATGGAAATAAGTATTGTTAAGATAAAGAATGTAGTAAGTGATTTGTTAGCTTGGGTTAGGGCTGATTTGGTTACTAATGTATCTACACCGACATTAAGTTGGCTGTATCAAGAATTTAATGGTATTGTTCTAGATGATACTAATTTCTATACTCAGTTAAAACATCTAGTTGAACAAGGTGATACTGATCGTCGTAAGTTGGAAGTAAGGCTCATGTTTGACAAAGAAAGAGCTAATCTCCCTACTATACATATCCACTACCCAAATGAGGATGGGAGAACAGGGGATAATACGGTTAACACAGGGTTTTTAGGGGTAGATATTATTAGTGATCGCAGTGTAAATAAATATTCGCGTTCTTTTATAGGGCAATATGAGTTAATCATTACTGGAGGTAATTCTTTGGAAGTGGTAATGTTGTATGAATTTATGGATGCATTGTTGATAGCTGGGGCTGACACGTTATCTTTCAATTTTGATAAATTTGAGTTCTCTGGTAAACAATTGATGGCAAATCAGGATATCATCCCCCATTTGACATTCTATAGGGCCATTGGGTTAAGTCTACAGAGTAAGAAGATTGTTAGTTCATTGATAAGTCGTAGTCGTCCAACAGATGTACAGTTCCATGATACACCTTATATTGATAATCAACAACCTATTGATCAGTTGGCTTCAGTCACTATTACTGTATCTCCAACATCAAGAACACATGGTAGTACTTTGACTTTTACTCCTGTGGTTATTAATGGTGGCACAAACCCTATTTATGGATGGTACTTAAATGGGTCAGTTATAACAGGTGAGACAAGTAACACACTTTCTTTATTATTTAGTGCAGCCGGAACTTATACTGTTCAGTGTAAAGTTTATAGTGAATATCAGTATATGTTACCACGTCCAGCAGAATCAAATATTTTAACTATAGTAATAACATAATGGTATGAAAAAGATCGACAAGAATCCAGAACAGGCATCAGAGTTGATGTTAAATTGTTTTCAGGCAATGAATCATTTCAAATTAATAGAGAGAAATCGTAGGGTAGCCACTAAGAAGTTCACAGGTGAAAGTCATACTGTATCAGAGTGGGAAGATTTATTAAAAATATCTGAATTCTTAAATTAGTTTTTTATTTTGTCTTTTTATATTTAATTTTATAAAATTAATTTCGCTGAATTGAAATACAACTCAATATATGGCAACAAAAGTCAGGTTTGGAAATAAAGTAATCCAGTTGCCTGGAACTTATTCAAGAATCATTTCTGGTCAAAACAATCCCCCACGAGACTTAGATTACGGTAAACTTTTAATTATCGACAACCCTAATCTTAATTCAGTTGTTGCTGGAACAGGTATGTTGGGTGGTGCAGGTGTAGCAGGGACACTTACCTCAGGTAAGACTGCCATCTATTCATTGAAGGATATTCGTGAGTTTAGAGATTTTGTAGGTGGGAATTGGTGGTACAAAGCTGCTGAGGGACTTTTTAATCCTGATGGACGTGGTAATGGAGTAAGTGAAGTATTGATTATTAAGCCAGCCACAACAACACCTTCTATTTTAACTTTTCTTGCAACAGGTGGAGGTGCAGCAGGTGGTACTTTTAAAATAAAGACAAGGGATGAAAGTCCTGAAGCAAATGGCGTACCTGTTGAAACAAGAGCTCATTCTACTATTGAAGTAACTGCTGCTGGGTCAACAGGGAACACAATTACAGTGAAGGTTGCTGGTATTACTGTTGCTACTTATACTAACGCTTCAAGTGATAGTGTTGCAACGATGGTGGCAGGGTTAGCTGCAAGTGTAACATCTTTAGGTATTTGTGAAGTTGTTTCTAGCACATCACCTAATTTAGTTATTCATGCACCTAAGGGTTATGGATCATCTACATCGACACCAGCCATTACAGTAACAGGTACAGCAACAGCTACATCAACTGCTTTTTCAGGTGGTGTGGATGCATCAAATCTTTTATCAGGATATGCTTACACGATTGAGACAGGTGTTGTCAATACAAGTAAATGGATTTATAAACTTTGGAGAGGCACTTATAAGGGTCTGTATAGTGATAGTATTCCTTATGATGAAATTGCTTCAACATCGGCCTTCCCTGTACTAGTTAGTCAATCGCCAGAGTTTGATAATATTCAAACCCTAATTGACTGGGCAACAACAGATGGAGACTTTGGTAAGTATTTTGTTATAGATGTTACATCAGCTAAGACGGGAGCTGGAACAGTAACATCGGCTGATATTCTCAATATTAAGAGTTATCAAGCAGGTACAGGTGGAACAGCCACTTATGATAAGATTGATGAAGCACTGGAGGCAATTAAGGATCTTAATTACAACTATATCCTAACTACAAGTTCAACTGCCAACCCTTCTACCGATACAACAATTATGAAGATTGTTGATCATATCACGATTGATGCCAAGTATGACAAATATTTGATAGTGGCAGGTGATGACGATACGTTGGCAACAACTATAGGTTATGCTGAAGAGTTTAATACAGAAAAGGTAAACTTAGTTCATGGGGGTATTCATAAGAATAGTCGCTTGGCAGCAAGTGGTTATCGTGTTTGGGAAGCCTTTTTTCATGCTGCATATTATGCAGGACGTTTACTTGGCTTGGCCCCACAGGTCCCATTAACCTATAAGGCCATTAATGTTGATGGTTTGGTTGATGTTCTGAATGAGAGAGATCAATTAAAGGCCGATTCAGCAGGTGTACTTGCTACTGTTTGGGATGCTGATTTTGGAAAGTTTATCAATCTCCATGATGTCAATACTTTACAGGAGAGTGACTTTGTGTTGAACAATGATGGTCTTTCACACCTTATACAGATTGAACGTATCAAGGCCCAATTGAACAAGGAACTTATTATCAATTCCAAGTTAGATTTACTCTCAGACCCTGCCGGAGTTAATCGTGACTCATTATCAGCTGAGATCGCTGTTGAGTGGACTAAGACTTACTTACAACGTAAACTCGGCACTTTATTGGTGGCTTACCGTAACGTAACAGCTGTGCAACAGGAGGACGTTATTTTTGTTGATTATGAAGCTTCACCAAATTCGGAGATCAAAAGTATCTTCTTCACTGGTAGGTTGTATTTATAATTTTGTTAAGAATATTTAATACATAAGAGATATGCCACTCGAAACGAATACAATGACAGCCGCAAGGGCAATTATCACATCAAATTCTATACCTATTGGTTACATGAAGAATCTTCGTGTTACTGAGAGTAAACAACGTGGTACTGTAATGGGTTTGGGAGAAGTCACAAAACGTGAACGTCCTTTGTTATCAATAACCTGTACATGGCAGTGTGATTTTTATCTAATTGATCTTGTTAGGACAGGTATCCCTGGTTTAGATAATCGATTGGTGATGTCACTACAACAGTATAAAGATACTCAGATATTACTCCCTATCCCTGTTGATATTACTATTTGGAAAAAGGATGCACTGGTTATTGTTGCTGGGGTGGTTGTTCAGACAGTAAATGAGGTACTGGCAACTATCAAAGACATATATCTCGATAATTGTTCGTTCGATGTCCAAGAGAATCAGATAAGTGGGTTTAATCAGTCAGGTGAGTATACTTCACCCATTATTATGGGATTCACAACTCTGCCTACTCCACCAATTCCTACAAGATCATAAGTTAAGTATAAATCGTAAAAATTACAATTATGGAACGTTTTAATTTCGCTGTTAAAGGTCGTGCTTTTCAAACTGAAGATTTAACTATTGGTAAGATTATAGATCTTTGGAAAATGAGATCTATTTTATCAGGTGGTACTTATGGTCAAATGTATCGTATCGGTATGACTAATGCTGATGAGGCACTGATGGCTATTGATATTGAAGCATTTTTTAATATCTTCTGTCCTGAGCTCATTAAGTCGTTAAAGCCTGGTTCTGTTCGTGATATGGGGTTGGAAGACTATATGGAACTGAGAGAGGTATATGTAAAGGAGTTGTTACCTTGGTTGGACAGTGTTGAAGCTATCTTAAAAAAGAAGAGTGAAACCATTTAATATAATATCCATTTCGAAAAATCAGGAACAATGTCATGTCCTGTTGTATTAAACTACGTAGATGAGAATTACATAACTGATTTTGTATTACAATGGTCATTAAAATACCCGATAGACAAGTGGTGGAGGGATAAATACAAAGTATCTTTCAATTCACCTCAACATCGGGTTTTATCTTTTATAGACCTTAGGTTTGAATATGAAGAAGATTTATTGTTCCATAGGGAGGAGAGAGATTACAAACCTAACACAGGGAATTGGTTAAAGGAGGATAACAGGGTGGATCAAGATGCCAGTTTAACAGACTCAGAAAAGATGGAGAAGTACAAGAGGGAGTTTAAGTCGATGGATCTAAGTCAATATACACAACAATAGTGGAAGACAAGAAAATACGTATAGATGCTGATGCTAGTCCGTTTCGTGATCGTTTAAGCGAAGTAAAACGTGATTCAAGAGAGATGGCTAATGGTATCATTGAAGATGCTCTACGTATCAGTAACTCCTATAAAGAGGTTTCAAAGAATATTGAGGATGCTATAAAACAGTTGGAACGTTCTCAATCTGTTGATGTAATGCAACAGAAGGTTGATGTAGGTAGTAGATTATCAAGTGGTGAGATCAGTAAGGAAGAAGTAGGTGATATGCTGAAGGCTATCATGGAGGGAAATAACATAGCCAAGCTTCAGACTGAACTTACAAGAGATTTAATAGATAGTGAAACAAGAATAGGAAAGGAAGAATTAGATGCTGATAGTAAGAATATTGCAGAACTTCTATCTAAGAAACCACATGAAGAACGTTCATTAAAAGAACGTTATCAAGCAGCCATGCTTGGTCTGGATGGAGATAGGTTATCTGATGATGAACGTAGAGGCGGACGTCTGGCTGGTGGGATGAGGGGGTACGGGATGGCTATACTAGGATCAAAAGACCCTGTTAGTGCCGGACTAAACGTTGCATCAGAGGCTGGTGGGGAGATGATGGCAATGGGTGGTAAAGCTGGGATAATAGGTGCAGCAGTTATGTTAGGTGCCGTTGCAGGGAAGAAGATGTGGGATGCTTCTGCTGAATATTATAAAGAGTCTTTGAGGTCTGAGGTAGTAACTGGTTCTGCGCTTGATTTAGATTTTGCAAAGGGATTTTCAAGATATGGTGTTTCTGCTGCTGATTTTGCAGCAAGACGTACTCCATTAGCTAGAACAAGACTATCTGGTGTTGGTATAGATAAGGCTATTGAGAGTCAGATATACTTTGAGAAGGGTATGGGTATAGATCAAGGTATGTTTGGTGCAGCAGAACGCCTTGGTGTTCAATCAGGGGGTTCAGGTGCAGGGAATATACAGTTAGCAGTTTCTGCATTAAAGAATGCAGGTGTTATTAAGGGGTCAGATTATTCTACTGTACCAGAGTACCTACAGATAATGATTGAACTTGGTAAAGATCAAGTTTCTAAGTTAGGTAAGGTAGACCAGGGATTAAATACAAGGGTTGTAGGTGCATTATCTGAAATAAGTGATGGTACAAGAAAGTCACCTGAATACTTAAAATCAATGGTCGATGCCATTAAGGGTGGTTTATCTACAGCAGGGTCATCACAAGTAGAGGGGTTACAATATTCAGTTTTATCAAGAATACGTCCTGGTGCATCAATGGTTGATTTAATGAAGATGCGTGAGAACCCATTTGGCCCTGGTAATGAAGAGTACCTGCCCGGAATGCTTGAACAATATAAGAAAATAAGTGGTGGAGGAGATAGATTTACACTAATGTTAAAGAATGCATTCCCGCAACTATCAAGTGTTCAAGCTGCTGAAGATTTAGCTAAGGCTTTTGAAGAGGGTACGTTGAAAGATTGGTCAAAAAAGAATTTACCAGCTGAAGGAGAACCCGATATTAAGGGTAAGGCTTACACAGGGACTTCTGGTCCGGCTTCAGCAGCAGCAATAATGGATAATATTGCTATAAAGTTTGCCGATGGGTTAAAGGTTGGTTTTGAAACTGTTAGTGGGGAAATAAAAGAGATAGAAAGAATTATGAGAACTGAAGTTATAAGGGTGAA